CACCGGGAGGGCCTCCACACCCAGGGCCTTGCGGATGAGCCGCCCCTTGGCGGTGAGGAGGCTGGTGAGGTTGGCCAGCGCCTCGGAGGGCAGGCTGGCGGCGGGGAGAGTGACTGTCATGCCGTAACCGTGGGGCTGGGCGGCGTCATCCTCGGCGGGAGCGGCCTCCGGCTCGGTGCTGGCCTGGGCCTCGTCCGGCTGGGCGGCATCCCCGCCGCTGGTGGCCTCCAGCTCGGCGGTGTCGGCCTTGGCGATGGCGTCCTCGGTGTGGAACCCCTGGCCCTCCAGCTCCGCCATCAGCGCGTCAATGTCGCTGTTGTAGCCCCGGTCCTCGAAGCTGACCGCGCCATCCTTGCTGACGGTGAGGTAGCCGATCTGGTAGGCGAAGGTCGGCGCACCCAGGTACTTTTTCTCCGTACCCATGAAGCCGGAAATGTAGTCGGCGAGGCGCTTGCGCTGGTTGCCGGTCACGTTGTAGTTGATCGTCATGGTGGAAACCCCCTTGTTTTTTGGTAGTCACATATTCGCTCTACCCGGCGGATATAGCAAGTTGTTT